TCGCCGTTCGCCCCCAGCGCATTCGCCGGAAGCGTCCACGTCCAGAGATCGACGTCGGTATTGACCGGCGTCGTCACCGGCAGCGGGATCGCGGTCGCCAGCGTCGTGAGTTTCTTCAGATGCGGCGCGGCATCGGTGTAGGCCTTCGCGTCGGCGAGCGCCTCGGCTTCGCACTGCTCGGCGTACGCGTTGGCGCTCGAGAGCGTCGTGGCATCGTTGCCGCCGCTGTGCGCGTTCGCACTCGCGAGCGTCGCCTGGTCGCCGGCGGTGACGTCATCGGGCGTCGCCAGCGGCGGGAGCGTCGCCCAGGCGGCCCCCGTCGACGCCGACGGATCCCGCATGATGACATCCCCCGGATCCCCGCCCGACACGAAGCGCTCCGTGTTCCAGGCCTCCGGCCCCAGCTTCGTCGTGTCGCCCGTGTCGGGATAGGTCGACTGCCACGTCGGCTTGATGACGACGGGATCGCCTGTGCGCGGGACCGCGAGCCGCGGTCTAGCCGTCTTCGCCATAGGTCTGCGCCCAGCCTTGGGCTTCCTGGAGGAACTGCGGTTGATAGAAGGCGCCCTCGGGCACCGGCGTCGGCGGCGCCGGGACCGCGGTCTCGTCCACCGCGACACAGGCCAGCACGAGCTCCACGCCCTTGAGGCCCGGATCGGTCACGCCCACGACCGCAAAGATCCGCGTGTCGTTGACGATGATCCGCGAGCGCACGCTGATGTCGCTGCGATAGTGCCCGCGCAGCAGATGCGTCGTCGCCGCGATCGTCGACCCCGCGGCCGGCCGTTCCTGTTCCCCCGTCCCTTCGGCGATCGCGCAGAACCAGGTCGGCGGATCGCCGTCGACCCACGGGTCGGTAAAGCCGCCATCGCCGTTGGGGACCGGCGCCCCGCTGGGATGCTGCACGCGCACGCTGTGCCGATAAGTGCCGATCATGCGAGCGCCGGATCCCGCCACGTCACGAGCAGCCGCCCGATTGCCAGCCACACCTGTTCGTCTTTGTCCATGTCATCGCCCCGGTTCCAGAAGTAATCGCCCAACAGCAGCAGAATCGCCTGTTCGACGGCGGGCGGCACCGGATTCGCCACGACATCCCACGTGTCATCCGCCTGGCTCTTGAGGTATTTCACGATCTCGTCGCTTGCCGCGGTCATCTTCTGCGTGATGTCGTCATCGTGCGCGTTATCGGTCACGCGCAGATGCGTCTTCGCGCGCTGCAAGGTCACGAGCGCGAGCGCCATCAGCCTTTTCTCCCGTGCCGCGCCTCGTAGGTCTCTTCCCAGCTCGAGCCGGCCGGCCCGGCGGGCCCACGCTCGCCGGGCTTGCCGTCCTTGCCATCCGCCCCCTTGCGTACGGCCAAGTGCCAGTCCGATCCCCCGTCCCCGGGTTTACTGAACGTCGTCGTCTTCGCGATCCACGCCTGGTTGCCGTAGGTCACCACATCGCCCGCGCTGTAGCTGTGGCCGGCGGTGTAGGTCGCGCGGTAGATCGGGACGCCCGCGATCGTGAAGGGAAATTCCTTGACGACGGCACCCTTGATGAACCGCAGCACGAACCCGCGTTCGCCATCGTGCGCAAACGTGAGATCGTCGAACCCGAGCCCGTCGGCGCCGGGCTCTCCATCGGCGCCGGCGGGGCCCGGGACGGGCGCCCGCGTCTCCAGGACGGCGAGTCGCTCCCGCACGGCGGTCAGGTCCTCGCGGATCGGCACGTCGAGCGCCGCCCGCGCCTCGAGCGTGAGGAGCCGCTCCTTCAGCGGCCCGAGCGCGGTCTTGATCGCCCGCACGACGAGCGCGGCGACGGTGGGCTCGTCAAGCGGCGTCAAGGTCCGCCTCGATGAGCGCGAGCGTGCGCCCGACATCGAACGTCTTTTGCTCTGGCGGCGCCGCCGGCGGCGTCCCCGCGCGGGGCTTGGCGAAGGGTTGCTCGGCGTCGCGCTGCGCGAGCGCCGCCAGGCTGTAATACTGCTGCTGCATCATCGGCGAGTCCCCGCCGTCGACGGGCCCGACCCCGAAGTACTTCTTCCGCGCTTCGTTCGGCGACAGCGCGCCGGCCCCGATCGATTCGTTCGCCGACTTCGTGCGGGTCGCCGTGTCCATCCAGATGAGATCGTCGACATCGAACTCGACGCCGAGTTGCCGGCCGTTGACCGGGGCCTCGAGCCCGACGCCGCGCTCCCACGCTTTCTCGAGGTTCGTCATGAGCGACTGGAGGCACTGCGCGTAGTACTGCTGCACGAGCGGCTCGATGTTGGTCCCCTGATACGCCGTCTGCCCGGGGATAGCGAGCGGCGGCGGCACGTGGAAGCACGCGCACACGGTTTCGCCGGTCCACTTCAACTGGTCAATCAGCTGCGCGTCAACCGCATTGACGTACGGGTTGTCCTGATACGTCAGCCCGTCGCCCAGGACCGCGACCTTGCCGGCATTGACCCCGGTGAAGTTGGTGTCGAAGTACGCCTTGAGCCGCTGCGCGGTCTCATCCGAAATCGCCCCTGGCGCCGTGAGGATGCCGCCCGGATGCGATCCGTTGGTGAAGAAGGCCGAACTGTTCGACTGGATGTTCAGGCCCTGGAGCGCGGAGAGCCCGCACGCATAGATGGGCGTGACGCCGATGAGCGGATGCCAGAGCGTGATCATCGTGTCGTGGATGATTTCGCTCGCCGGCACCGTCAGGATGCCCACCTCGAGGGATTGCTCGACGAGCATGCTCTCGGTCAGCCCCGACAAGTCATCCCGCCGCAACTGGTAGAAGACCGCGCCGTCGGGCGCGACGAGCACGGTGACGCGCTTGGGGTCGAGCACGAACATCCCGACCACCACGCCGCGCGCATCGCGCTCGAGGAGGACGTAGGTGTTGCCGTAAATCAGCTTGGAGGTGATCCAGCTTTCCAGGAACTTGTTGATCGTCTGGTAGCGATTCGGGCGCCGCAGGACCGGCGAGAACGCCGGCGACTCCACGGGCGTCCAGATGTCGTCCTCGTCCTCCTCGACCAGGCGCAGACAGACTTTGCCAATGTCGGAGGCGATAAGGGTCACGCACGCGAAGACCGCGAAGTAGGAGAGCACCGAGTCGACGCGCAGTTCGTCGTTGCGCTGCCACGCGCCGGTGTAGGGTTCGCGGACGAGGTTGTACCACCAGCCACCGCCGCTGCCGCGAATCGGCGTGAGCGGCGGCGTCTGTTTCGTGACCCGCGTGATCTCGAAGCCGAGGATCCGCACGGGCGTTACCGTCTCGGCGGTGTGCGCGGCTTGACCGCGGGCGGTTTCTCGGCCGCGACCTTCGCCGCGGCCGTCTCCTCCCGTTGCTCCGCCGCCGCCTCGACGCGGTTGGCCGGGACGGCGAGCCGCGCGAGCGTCATCGTCTCGACGTACTGCTCTTCGACCTCGATCAGATCGCCCGTCTGGAAGCGCTCGCCGCCATAGGTCCCATCGGTGATCGCTTCCATCGTGACCGTCTTCGGCTCGCTCATGGGGATCCTCGTTAGCTCGCCACGTAGGTCTGCACGGTGTACTGCACGCAGCCCGTGCGCGCTTTCTTCCAGTTGATGAACCGGTCGCACCGCAAGCCGATCAAATTATTTTGCCAAAACGACGTGAAGACCGTCGTCGCGAGCGCCGGATTGTCGGGCGCACTGTCCATCTGCACGCTCGCCTCGGTCGACACGTCGATCTCCACCCCGCCGTCGTCCGCGTAGAGGATCGAGTTGCCATCGAGCAGAATGACGTTCGCCCCGAGCGCCTGGGACGCGATGACGTTGATCCCGACGGCATTGCCCCCGGTCGTGTTCATCTCCGGGAAGAGCGACTGCCCCAGGGCGTTGTTCGCCGCCGCGAGCGCGAGCGCGTTCGTCTCGCTCATCAGGAGCGTCGCCCCTTTGATCGACATCCCCGCGGCAGTCAACGCGGAGGCGAGCGCGAGGATATCCGTGCGCGCATTGGCGGGCGACGTCCCGGCACTCGTGATCGGCGTGACGCCGTTCGTGATGGACGCCGGGTTGACATCGGTCACCGCCGCCTTCGTGGGATCGGTGAACCAGACGTCGAGGAACTGCGCCATGCCGGCGACCATGTCGGCGCGGATAATCGCCTCCGCGCTCGGCGTCGAGACCTTGGCGAGCTCCACGGTGATCACGATGATCCCGGCCGCCTTCGCGATCGCCAGACTCGTCGCGCTGAACGCGAGCTTGCTGACCGCCTTCGGGGCGCCCTGGCCCACCCAGGCGTAGGTGCCGCCGCCGGTCTGCGCCGGGACGCTCACGTTGAACGGCACCCGCCGCAGGTTCGGAATGCGGTCGATGACCGTCGCCGGCCGGAGATATTCGAGGAACTCGGTTGCCAGCGGCTGCAAGGCCGCGAGCGGCCCGGCCCACGTCGCATCGAGCGACGTGCCCGCGGCGATGGCGGCTTTGAGCACGAGCTCCACTTCTGGCGTCGAATCCTTCCAGCGCTTCGCCCACTCGATCGCCTCGAGTTTGTTCCCCCGCGTCGCCGCGAGCGCGGTGCAGTAGCGGATGAAGGCGGTCCCCTTCGGCACGTTCGCCTTGACGGAGATGACGGGCGTTCCCCCACGCACGGCGGTGGCCGATGCCGGGTCCGTCGCCCCCGTCACGGGGACCGCCGCCGCTTTGTTGAGCTGTTCGTGCGCACGGAGCCGCACGAGATGCGCGTCGATGGCCTTGACGTCGCCCTCGGTCGCGTCGTACTCCTCGCTCTGGGTCTGATCGAGTGTCGCGCCGGCGGCCGCCGCGGCGGCCATCAGGTCGGCCATGCGGGCCGCCTTCGCGGCGCGGCTGTTCTCGAATTGCGTGATCTGTTCGCTGGTGGTCATGGTCGGGACTTTCGCAGGGGGCTCCGCGACAGCGGAAGGATTGCGGCCGGACACGGCCAGGTCCATCGCCTTGATCGTCGCAATCAGGGCGTCGGGATTCGCGGGAATGCTGACGAGCGAGAGTTCGAGGACTTCGGTCTTCAGGAACCGGAAGCCGCTGGTCTCTTTGTTGAAGGCCTCTTCAATCGACCGGAAACCAATCGAGACGCCGCCGATGAGATTCGCCTTGATGCTCTGCCACGCCTCTTCGACGCGGTCGCGCAGCGTCCCCGGCTCGGGGATGACCGGGAGTGTCGCCTCGAAGTCGAGCCCATCCTCGGTCGGCTTCTTGAACTTCACCCGTCCGACGGGCGCCGTCGGATTGTGATAGAGCAAGAGCGGGACGGGGTTCTTGAAGCTGATGCCCAGCGGCTCGATGATGTCGCCGGCGCGGTCGGGCTGCGGCGTGGAGGCGGTGCCCGTGATGAGGCGCCGCTCCTCGTCGACCGCCTTGACGGTCAGCGCGGAATAGAGCCGGGAACTCTTCGGGGCGCAGGAGGTCGTCGCCATCCCCGAGAGTATCGGGGAGGTGGGGGAGTTTCTGTGGCTAGAAACTCCTGAGCTGTATTACCCGCGCCGCCGGAACGGGAGCCGATCGCCGTAGTCGTTAACGTAGCAGTTGACGGCTTCGCGAATCACCATCCCCATGCCCGTCCCACTCAAGTCGGCGACGCGGCGCAGCTCGAGGCGTTGGGCGGCGGTCATGTTGACCGCAATTCGCGTGGTCATCGGCGTCTCATAGAGTCGTGGGCGGCCCCCGCGTTTCTTCTTCATGGCGCCCTTCTTAATCGCTCCACCTCGATTTGCAACTCGTCTCGCTGCGCGAGATACCGATCGGCCTCGGCGTTCCACGCTGCCGCTTGTTTTTCAAGCAGCGTGAGTCTCTTTGCTTGGGCATCGACAAGATCGAGGAGCGTTTCGATATCATCCCATCGCGCATGATGATCAGGATTAGTGATGATGATCCTCCCGTCGCGCATCGCCACTTTCGCGGCATCCAGTCGCATTCGAATCTCTGTTAGTTCGCTCATCCATGCGCCCCCAGTACGAGCATCTGGTACTGCTTCGGCGGCGCCGCCGCGGGCTGGGTCGCCAGCTTCCGCGCCAAGAGCGTCGCAATCACCGGGTCGATGCGCCCCCGGCTCCGCTTCTTCGTCGGGTAAATGTTGTCCTTCCCGTCCCGCTGCACGACCACGTTCGAAATGCACCAGGCCATGAGCGGATGCCCGCCGGCGTCGACCTTCCCATCGAGCACGTCGGCCTCGAATTCCTTGGACGGCCCGCTCATCTGCATCAGCGTCTGGGGAATCTCCACCACGTCGGCGCCGTCTGCAGCCAACAGCGTGACGAGGTTCCCCGCATTCCACGGGTCGATCGCAATCCCGTGGAGATCATACGACTCGGCGCCCTCGCGCAGGATCTCCCGCACCACGTCCTGGTCGATGCGATTCCCCGGATTGATCCGCAAGTAGCCCTGCTGCACCCACTCGAGATACGGGGCCCGGTCCCGGTGCGCCCGGTCCTCGAGCGTGTCGGCCGGCGTCAACGCGTGGACGATGAGCCGCCACGACGGCCGCGCGCCGGCCGGCGGAAAGGCAAAGACGACCGCCGTCAAGTCCACCTTGGACGACAGGTCCACGCCGGCCCAACACGGTTGCCCCACCATGTCGGCAGCGGCCCAGCGTGTCTGTCCCTTCCGCCAGCCGTCGAGCGACAGCCACGGCGCCGACGTGTTGACCCACACGTTCAGCCGCTTCTGCTGGTACGCCGCGGCCGCCGTCGGCATGTGCTTGGCCTTGAGCGCGAGCGCCTGCAGATCGTCCGGCTTGACACTCACGCCATAATTCGGGTTCGCCTTCCGCGCCGTCGCCTCGGATTGCCAGGCGTCGCCTTCCAGGTCTTCCGGGTCGGCGTGCGCGATGAAGGCGAAGTACGTCTCATCGCTCAGCACCTGCTCGAGCACCTGAACCGCATAGGCGTGCTCGTCGCCGCACGGCGAGACCGGATCATCGCCGGCGGTCGTGATGCGCCAGTCGTGCGGCTGATCCCGCGCCCCCATCGCGGTCTCCATCACGTCAATCACGCCGCGGTCCGGCTGCGCGTGAAATTCGTCGTTGATGACGACATGCGGATTGAGCCCATCCATCGAGTCGGCATCGGCACCGAGCGCGACGAGCTTCGAGTGCGTGCGCGTGTCGAAGATAGAATGCGCGTAGGCTTCGATCCCGACTTTCAGAATCGAGCTCTTCACGAGCTGCGCGGCGTCGTTCCAGACGATCTTCGACTGGTCTTTTTTCGTCGCGCAGCAGAAGCCCTCGGCGCCGCCCTCGCCGTCGAAGAACGTCAGATAGAGCGCCATGATGGCCGCCTCGAGGCTCTTGCCGTTCTTTCTGGGGATCTCGTGATAGCTCCGACGAAAACGGCGTAACCCAGTCGTCACGTGGACCCAGCCCACGACCGACCCCAGGCGGAACACCTGATAGGGCTGCAGCCGGATCGTCTGACCCGCCCACGACCCCTTGTA